TCGTATCTTGTGCAACCACAAAATGATACCAAGCAGATACATCTCTAAATACAGGGCTTCCAGATATTGCTGTTGCATAAGCAGCACCACCAGAATAGTAAATACGAAAAGTTGAATCTGAATTAAATCTTATTGAGTCGTAGTTAGCACTTGCCCCAACCGAACTAAATAATGGGACATCGTTTCCGTCATTTACAACAACAGATTTTTTAATCCAGCACGAAAAAGTCCAAGTCTTACGATCTCCAGAACCAAAAGTCCTGTTCAGATACGCAGTATCCGCAGAGTTAAACCGCAGGCTGCGTTCTATCTGATAGCCGCCAGAAGAGCCACCTAGAAATAATTGCTTAATACTGCTCAAGATACGTTCCCCTGTACAACACAAACTGTTCCAGAGATAAAGAAGATAGTTGCCAAACCCCTAGTTGCCAAAGTCATTGAAGCTTTATCCGAATCTGTGCCAGCAATATAAGCAGTAGTAATTGTACAAGTTATTGTAATAGTTCCTGAGGTGTTGTTAAATACAGAGATAATGTCACCTTCAGAAAAAGTTGCATCCGGAATCGTGATCGATCCACTAGATCCTACCTGAACATACTTTCCTACATCACCCGTTGCCAGAGTGTATGAACCTGTCTTTGTTCCTACTGCTGGCACATTTCTGTATCCCAACGTAGCAGCATCGGGAGGTAATGTGTATGTGTTAGTGCCTGCGATTGCAGGTGCATTTAAAGTAGCCGTTCCGCTAGTCGAACCGGCAAGCTTTAAATAAGTGGAGTTAAATGTTTGGGCTGCAGTAAATGTTTGAGCAGCATCCGTTCCAGCAATAGTTAAAGTTGCAGCAGGTAGACTGATTGTATAGTTACTGTTAGTATTCGGAGAAGTAACTGTTAATGTTCCAGTCCCGCTTGAATTAGGATTAACAACAATATTACTCATATAACTACCCACCTTTGTCCAGAAGAAACGATGATTGAAACACCTGAAGCCACCGTCACGGGTCCAACCGACATGGCATTTGATCCGCTTGAAATCTCATAGGTTGAGGTTGCTGTGGTCTTATTCGGAAGTATTGCTCCGCCAGCATTGGCTGGATTATTACCAATATAGGCATTTAAGTATGAAGTATCAAAAGACATTAAGTGATCTCCAGTACAGAGGTAACAGCATCAATTGATGAAGCTGCGGATGAAACAATCTTCAATGCATCAGAGACAACAAGAACTACTTTCTGATCTCCGCCTACAATTACTAAAGAGCCTCCCGCTGGTACCGTAGCCCCTTTAATAATGTAGTAGTTAACTGCAGATCGTGTGATATACACATCTACAGTGACCGAAGAAGTAGTAGTGTTGGACGCTGTCATGCCAATCACAGTTGTTTGTGTAGAAGCACCTACTGTGACTACAGTAGCAGCAGATGTACCTACGTCTTTGTTTACATAAGATGTAAATGTATTTGCCATTTATTTTCCTTTACTTACCCCAGAGCAATTGCTAAAGCAACTGCCGTACCTGCAGGATCTCCAGAAGTAACTGTCGTAAATGACAATGTTCCAGATCCATTTGTTTTTAATACCTGATCTGCCGCACCATCTACTGTGGGCAAAGTAAAGGCATTTACAAAACTAGTTAGGTTGCTATCGTATGCTTGTACATCAGTGCCGATTGTAAGACCAAGAGATGTTTTAAGCGTTGCTCCAGATTCAACAACAAAGTTGGTACCATTACCAATAATGACACCGTTATCTGTTGGTGTTAATCCAGCAACATCTGCTAATTGTGGATCGTAAGCTTGTACGTCTGTGCCAATCGTTAAACCTAATGTAGTACGTGCAGCACTTGAATCTGCATCATCTACAAGACTACGACCAAAAGAACTGAAGTCTGCGAGTGCAGCAGTTCCAGATCCAGTAAAATAAGGTACTTTATTTGCAGCACTAGTCAATCCAGCAATAGCTGCCAGTTCTGCGTCATAGCCTTGCACATCTGTTCCAATTGCAAGACCGAGTGAAGTTCTTAATGTATTACCAGTCTCAACTACAAAGTTCGTACCATCGCCAATTATAACACCGTTATCCGTGGGTGTCAATCCAGCAACGTCAGCTAACTGCGGATCATACGCTTGTACGTCTGTGCCAATTGCAAGGCCCAACGCTGTCCTAGCACCGGATGCTGTAGTAGAACCTGTACCGCCATTAGCAATTGGCAGGGTGCCAGTAATATCAGATGTGCTGATATTAATCTGGTCCCAAGAAGTATTTGTTCCGTCTGTTACAAGATACTTGCCTGCATTGGTTGATTGTGAGGGCAGCAGATTATTCAATGCTGCGTTGGCAGTAGAAGCTCCCGTACCGCCATCTGCAATTGCTAAGTCAGTAATGCCAGTGATAGAACCACCAGAGATATTGACGTTGTTTGCTGCTTGCGTAGCAATTGTACCCAAGCCAAGTGTAGTACGTGCAGCAGAAGCATCAGCATCATCTACGAGGCTTCGACCAAACGAAGTGAAGTCAGCTACCGCTGCTGTACCTGAACCTGTAAAATAAGGTACCTTATCTGCTGCTGAAGTTAAACCAGCAATAGCGGCAAGTTCAGGATCGTAAGCTTGTACATTTGTTCCAATCACCAACCCAAGAGTGGTACGTGCTGCAGAAGCATCAGCGTCATCAACTAAGCTTCTTCCGAAAGAAGTAAAGTCAGCTACAGCCGCAGTACCAGATCCGGTAAAATACGGAACCTTGTCAGCAGCAGAAGTTAAACCGGCAATTGCTGTTAACTCTGCATCAAGTCCTTGTTTATTATTTAACTGTGTTTGTACTGCGGAAGTAACCCCACTGAGATAATTGATCTCAGTACCTGTTGCTGTAATTGCAGTACCATTAAAATCAATTGCATCTACGTACGCAGTGCCATCAATATAAGCATCTTTATACTGGAACGTAGCACTACCAAGATCGTAAGTATCGTCTGTCTTGGGTGTTAAAGAACTGCCACTTGCTACAAATTCTTGAGCAGGCCCGAGCCGTGTAATTGGAGCGCCATTAGCGGCAGTACCGTCATGAACGTGTCCAGTGCTTGCATGGAACGCAGCAACCAGTGCATCAAATTCCCCGTCAAGGTCAGCCGCATTGATGATGTTACCATCAGCAATATTGTTTAGTGTATCGTTACGGGTATAACCAGCCATGGTTTATCGCCTATCGAAAGATGAAAACTCAAGCGTTGCTGCGTCAAGAGAGAAAGGAGGATCATCACTATCTGACACAAACTGCAGCGACACTGTAAAGCCCGAACCTACTACTTGTGTTTGAAATAATCTTTTCAATTTTGTTCCGTATCTCACTACGCCGTATGTGGCGGTAGGAGATCCATAAAATCCAACTGTTCCGGTAGTGTTAGATAAAGTGATTGTGTCGGGCTGAATCAATCCTTCATCATCAAAATCTAGTTTTAAGTTAACTGCTACGTCAACGCTTCCTGTTGGATCTGTGTACAGGAATAACTTATAAAAAGCCTTACGTATACGGGGGTCACCTGCAGGTACAAACGGCGTATAAAATACAGCCTGAATATTTGCACCATCAAAAGAGTCACCGGACTCCATTTCGTACACGTACCCGTCATCGTTTGCAAATACAACAGTTTCTACTTTGGCGTTATAATCGCTATCAGCGACATACGCTTTAATACCTCGAAGCTCCGCCCAACCAAAGAAACTGCCCTCCGGTCCTGCTAACTGTGTTCCTAAGATCCCGGTAGCAGTAGATGCTGAAATGGCATCTTTGTATCCCAACAAACGGTACTGTGATTTCTTTTTAATAACTACACTAGCAAAAGAAGTATTGGCAGCAATAACTTCCGTAACCTCTTTTTGAATTGCTTTAGATACTACTGCTAAATCAAAGTCACCAATACGATCTGTAGCACTTAATAATCTTAAGCCATCTGGCCCAAGGAACATCACATCACTGCCAACTTCTTGGATGGTATCGCTATCGACACATCCAATGTTTCTGGTTATAGGCTGCAGTACGTAATCTGCAAGTGTATTTCCTGTAATCCTATTAATTCTATTTTCACTGAATATGATTAGCTGTTCACGGAAAACAATTAATCCAGTAATCTTGCCACCTACATTAATATTTCCAGCACCATTAGCTGCAGTAAAATCAGAATCCGTGTATGGTGCAGTAAAGGTTAGAATATCTCCTTTGGCATAAAACATTTGGTTCTTAAAGAACACAACATGTTCTGCTGCAAACACATCTGATGGTGCTGTTGTAAGTGCAGTAAAGGTTGTACCATCGTAAATGAATGGGTAGTTTGTAGAATCTACCCCAGATATTTTTTCCGATGTACCAATTCTGTACTTCGTAAATCTATTCTTGGTTGAATTAACTCTGTTCAACGTCAAGAATGTAACTGCTGCGTTATCTGCTGGACTACTTGCTAAGTTAGGACTAATGCTAACTGTTGCACCGCCACTGGTTACGGTTGGTACTGCTGTAACCGTATAAACTAATTCAATACCAGCAACACTAAAAGTATCCCCAATCTGGGGCACTGCCGTTAGTCCATCTACTGCGAGTGTTCCTCCAGTCTGACCGGCACCGTTTACTAATACAGTGCCGTATGAAGGTACATTAATCTTTGTCCAGTTACTGCCTGTAGATTTATACAAGCAGTTATTACGTACCGCAATGACATTGCCTTCCCATGCAGCAATACCATTTACAATCCCACTGTCACTTGTAAAAGTGACTGCTGCTTTATCAGCAGGGCTACTAGCAAGACTAGTAGTCAGTGTCAGTGTTGCTCTTTTTGTAGAGCTATTGTAAGACACACCACCAGTAGCAATTGTGTATGTGCCGGTTACTCCTGTGATTGTAAAAGTATCGCCTTGTTGTGGAGCACTAGACACATCTCCCACCACAAGAGTAGTCCCAGTCTGTCCAGAACCATGTACCTTTACCGTCCCATATGGTGGAACAAAGTTACTATCGTATTTGTCGTAACCCTTAATCCGTGTGTAACCGCCCTCTACAGAAGGCTCAAAGTTTCTTAATACACGTGCCGTACCCGGAGCTTGAACACCCTGCTGCAACGGAGACAGGTTACTTACTAAGCCGCCCTTAAACTCGAAGGCATACGTTGACCAACGATCAGGCATCAGACAATCCTATAAACGTAAGACGTAATCTCCGACTTATTAATCATCGTAGAACTAATCGAATCATTCCTGTTAATGAGAATGGTTCTCATATTCTTTACGCCTTCTTTAAACTTCTCCTTTGCCACAATTGCATCTTGGGTATTACCACGGAATAGGTACGAGTAATACATTGCACCATCGATGATCACATGCCTATATGCCTCAGGTACTGATGGCGCATCTGAATATGCCGACAAAGCTATGTTTGCTTTATAGTAATCATACACCAATGTGTATGCAGCATCCGGTGCTGGAGATACTCCGAAGTAAAGATTAGGAGCACGGAAAACATAAATAGGTTTTCCACGAATACTTGTATCTGTATTGTATTCTTGATCTATGTATCTTTTAAGATACTCATCATAGGTTATAAACTGCAGTTTAGTGGTAGTAATGTTTAAAGTATCACTCCACTTTAAACGAAAAGACTCCATGTCTGGAGACTTCATGTCTGTTTCAAAAGCGTACCTAGTAGTTCCAGCTACCAGAGTTACTTCCTGACTGTCGTGATTAAAAGGCCACTCAAACTGCTGTTGATCAATATCTTGCAATGCGGCATTTACAGCGTCTTTAGCTTGACTATAAAAACCTTTGGCAGCAGCAAAATTAGACGAGGTCAACTCAACCTCATTGAGTCGGCGGTTTACATCATTGACTAGTCCGAGAAAGTCGTACGCCATTATTCGCCTTTAAAATTGATGTGCCTCTAATACTGTTGCGTCTTGAAATAAATTATAGTCTTCTTTTGTTTTTATTTCGTACGCATCAATATATTCGTAATTCTTTTCTACTGCATAAAAGTATCTGTTATTTCCTATAAGGACTCTCCAAGGAATTCCAAAGAACTCTACCTGATACCTTATAAGACTGCTTAACTCTCCACCCTCTTTTAGCGCATCTTCTTTACACACTAGTATGGGGTGCAACATTCCTTTTTTATCTAACGAATCAAAGAGGGAGGATACCCACTTTTGTTCTGTTTCAATACCGTATGTATTTTTTAAATCCGACAGTTTTATTTTTATTACTCTGTCAGGAAAGTGAATCTGATTTGCTTTTAAATACATATACGTAAAAACGGGTGACCCCCTTGTGAGGAGTCACCCTTGTCAACTTACTTATTAAGCAAGCTGATCACGATCAACTTCGTCAGCCGAAGAAGCAACACTAGTCAAATCAACAAGAACTGCGTAGACACGCAGAACACCAGAAGTTACGTCAGCCGAAGCAGCAATCAATTTAACATCGATTGTATCGGTTGTAGAAACAAGCTGGGTAAAAGTTGTTTGTGCTGTGTTGTTAGCACCACCGTTAGTACCAGCAGCCAGATAGCCAGTAGCAGTTACGTCACCACCATCAACAATGTCATCGCCAGCAGCGAAGTCAATGTCAACGGTAGGAGTCGTACCATTAAAGACTGTCAGAACCTGAGCACCAGCAGAGATAATCATCGTGCCAGCAGGAATTTCCAGAAGCTGGAAGATGTCGCCGTTAGCACATGTGTAGTTAGCAATCTTGCTGATATCAAGAATTGCTTCAACCATGTACGCACGGTTACGAGCATCAGGAAGTGAGGCAATGCTGTCAGCCGCACTGTTTTTCTTGGTGGACCCAAGGGTCAAGTCAAAGGTAGCCATTTAGTGTTTCTCCTTAAGCCACGTTGTAACGAGCAACGGCAAGTGCCTCAGGACGCAGAATCTTGCGACCATACAGGTGCATGCCACGCACAATATCAGCGAAGCTGTCTTGATCACGATAGCTCTCTGTCTTGGTGATTTGCTGAGCAGTAGCAACAGCAGAACCGTGACCAGCTACGATAATGCCAAAGTTGCTGGACTGGTTAGCTGTGCCGGTTGTGCCCGGGCCTGTACCAATCTTGGGCAGGCTGTTTGACACATAGACTTTGAACCCGTGCAGGTTGTTCAGAACCAGACCGTTCTGCAGACCAGATCCGCCGAAGTCGGCATTCAGTGTACGAGCATCTTCGTCTTTAAGGATTTCCAAGAAGATCGGATCGATAACAATCCAACGTCCTGCCGTATCAACAAACTGTGTATCCAGCAGACGAGCCATACGAGCAAGGACCATCAGCGGAGATGCTGTTGCTGTGGGCAGTGCTGTTGCGCCCGGAAGACGGGGAGCGACAGGGATCGAATGAGCAGTAGTAGCACCAGTTGTTGTGATGTTACCAAAGCTTGCTTTACCGAGCTTCATCGATGTCAGCAGTTCGTCAGAGCCTGCAGATGAAACAGCTTTAGTTCCGGGAACAGTTGTACGTGCTGTACCAGCTTGTGCATTCTTAGCAGACTGTTCAAAGCCGCACAGATAGCCAAGCACGTCAGCATCATACTGGTCACGCAGACGATAGGCTGCACGATCAGATGCCAGCGACATGAAGTTCACATGTGAGTGAGCAGCTTCGATGTCATCGATTTTAAATGCGAAATAGTTTGCCTGATCGACAACCAGAGTGAAGTCCTCATCGTCAAGGTCTTGAGCAGTGATTTGTGTACCACGTGCGTAGTCCTTAACAGTGATTTCAGGCTCTTTCAGGATTTTAACTGAGTCGCCAAAGTTTGCGATTTCTCCGAAGTAATCGGAGTTTGTGATTGCCTCAACGGTAGAAGCCCTACGGAAAGCAAGTTGTACCTGCTTCGAGTAAATGACTGGGCTAAAATTACCATTAGGCAGGTTGCCGTAACCGGCAGCGGTTTTAAATGCCATGGTTAATCTCCTCCTAAGAGATAATGAATTAAGAATAAATTAATACGCTTAAACACTACCACTAGAGGCTGAGATTGTTAGGTGCGTTATACAGTAGGGTGCCCCCTTTAGTATAACGGGCTGACAATGCATCAGGTAAATCTGTGTTCGTTGTTTTGCGTTACAAGTAAAAACTTAGTTGGTAGGCTGTAACACAGCGGCAACTTAATGAAAACAGGGCTATC